GTAGAAAAGCCACTAAAAAATGGGTCTCTTAGAGTCTATTTAGGCTCTCAGTCTCTTTCGGATAGACTTCTAAAATTAAAATCTTTAAAACTTCATGTGTTTGGGCATGTTCACTATGCTTATGGGCAAGAGCATGACATGTATATAGCAAAAGACGCCTTTGACCCAGATCCCGTCCCGGCGGGGAAGCTTTCGGTTAACGCCTCTCACGTCAACGAGGTCTATGACCCAGTCAACAAGCCAATAAGGGTGATCTTGTAAGCGGCCCGAGGCTGAAGAATATGAATTTTAAAAGATGGAGAAATTATGGACGAAGAAATAAAATCTTATATTAAATATGGATGTATCTCTGTAATGGTAGCCGCCATTATATTCTGCGCGTTTTGCGCAGGGGGTCGAGTTTATTCCGTTTGGGCTCAAAGAAAAGAGGGAGAAGCCGAACTGGCGCGAGCAGAATCCAATCGTCAAATTAAGACCTTAGAAGCCAGGGCCGCGCTGGAGTCAGCCAAACACCTTTCTGATGCTGAAGTAATTCGAGCTGAAGGGGTAGCCAAAGCCAATAAAATCATTGGAGATTCTCTTAAAGGAAACGAGTCCTATCTTCGGTATCTTTGGATTCAGGGACTCGCTGAAGGGAGAAACCAGGTAGTTTACGTGCCAACAGAAGCAAATCTTCCTATTTTAGAGGCGCAGAGGTTTAATAAATAATGGAATTCGATGAATTAAAAAAGCTTAATAAACAAGCAGCAAAATATACAGAAGATTTTTATGATGATTTTGTTAGACTGTTTCAAAAGCATTTGAAGAAGTCAGAAAAAATGGCTATTGTAAATATGATTCAACTTCCTCTTAATGGAATTTTAAATGTCATAAATCGTGACAAAGAAAACTTGATGTGCAAGATCTTTCCAGAGTTGCCAGATATGTTTATCCGATTCATGAAGCCGTTTATCAAGCTCAAGGATTTGTGGGGCGCCATTCCGAACGAAGAATGGGTCAAAGAATACGGACGAATTTACTCTTCCCAGTTTGATGAATGGTTTCCGAGCCAGGAAGATAAAAAGAGGTTTGAAGAATGGTTTGAAAAGGAAAACAAAAAAGGGTGATTTTATGAAAGAGCGTACTAAAAAATCTTCTGATCAAGAAAACGTAGAAAAAGCGCTTCAGCTTCTTTTGAAACTCATAGAAAAGCACCAAGAAGAGATAGAGCCAGCCCTATGGACGGGCGCTATGATATGTGCTTTGGCAGATAATTATGAAAGAAGTGAAGTACCTTTTAAGTGTTTCAAAGAAGTAATGATGTCGGCAGTCGAGCACTATAAGTATTGATGTAGGTGATTTTATGAAATGGATCAGCGTTAAAGAACGTCTTCCGGAAAATGGTGGCAGGTTCTTGGTTTTCGAAGAAAAAGAACCCCACCCACATAAGTGCTTGGCTTTTAATTATCCCCACCCCGAATGTTGCGAACCAAATATTGCCTTTTACAGGAGGTATTGTGATGGATGGCAGTGGGATGGTAGATCTGAAAGGCCCTGTACTCCAACGCACTGGATGCCTCTTCCTCCCCCTCCCGCTGAAATCTGCGATCGCAAATAGCATTTTGCATTGTAAACCGCTATCTCACCCCCTCTACCAAAAAATTCCTTTTTTTGGGTAGAATGCCCCTCCTTATGAGGAGTTGTTATGCATTTTTGGAATGAGTCGATTCGTGTGCTTCCCCCTAAAAATTCGGTCGTTTTGGCCTTTGACGACGAGGGGGTTTTGTTTTGCGCTATCTATGAAGGGAGGAAGGAGGTTAAGGGAAAGAAAACCTTGATTCCTCAATGGAGAGATTCTGAAACCTGGAAATTAATAGAGTCTGTGAAGTATTGGAGCCTTATCAAGTCTTTTCCAGAGGACAAAAAGATGGAAAGGCTAAATCCTTCTGTCCCTTAAAAAAGGGCCGCTTACTGTGTAGATTTATAGACCTTTCGGTCTACGGGAGATCCGTAAATAAGCGGCCCAGACTCAAAAAGAGAGCCCCCCTTGCTAAAGATAAGAAAAAGAGTATGACTGTTTCTTCTTTCAAAGGGGCTCTCAAGCTTTTAGGGAACTGGGGCGGCTAAAGCTGCCATGCAGGCGGCGGCACAAGCCGGTGCCATCGCTCCCGCGGTTGCAGCAAGGCAAGCTCCCATGCACACTGTAAAGGCCCCAAAGAACGCCTCTCCAGTCGGAAGCAGACTCATTCCAATCAAGGGGATCGCGAAGTAGGAAACCTTCTTTGCGTTCTTAATGAGTTGGGTGGGATTGATTGTGAAGTTATCCTTTACCAAGTGATAAGCTTGGCTCGCTACACTACCTACAGCAGACATAATGTCCTCCTTGCAAAGGAAAAAATAGTCTACCTCTATTGAAAAAAAGTCAATAGGTTTTGAGTTGTGCTCTTGCCTGAAATCTCCCCTTTTCTTAAAACAATGTCATTCCACATGGGAGATACGGAATGGATTGGAATGACTTGAAAAGACATCGCCCTCCAATGACAGAGGTTGTGCTTTTAACGGACGGTGAAAAGGAGTGGACAGGATTTGTTTGTGAGGTTGAAGGGGTGTTTGTCTCGTGCCTTTTTCATCCCGACTTCGGGGTGCCTTACCCTTTTTCTCTTAACCCCTTTCACGTGGTCGCATCTCCTACCCATTGGATGAAGTGTCCCTCTTTTAAAAAGGGGATTGCGGAAGATTTTGGGACCGACCCTATATATGGAACAGCCAGCAGTTTGAAAAGAAAGAAATAAAAAAGCCCATCATAGGATGGGCCGGGAGACAAAGAATGCTGAATACTCTATATAGAGCGGCCTCACTCTAAATTTTTTGCTTTTCGGTGTCAATCTTCTTTGATCACGACATGTTTAAAAATTCGACATTTGCCAAAAATATGTCGATTTTGGGTTACTTTTTAACCATTTTCTAGTCTGTAAATCTCTCTTTTCAAATTTTTCGTTACCTGTTAGGGTGAAGTTTTACCACAACTACGCCCAATGCCATCTAGCCAGTTTATTTTCCCTGAAGAACCAAACGCCAATAACGTCGTCAACATTCTTCAATCTATTTACACCAGATTTCAGTCTGTTGAAGAGGTGAGGTGGAATGAGTCGAATATCGATGTGAGGTTCTGGGCTGGCGACCAGGACTACATTTACCAATACTTTACATTCGCCCCTAATTACAGTTTCAAAAACTTCTTCTTTAACATTATTCGCCCAGCTTGCGACATGATCACCGGCTATCAGCGGCAGCACAGGAAGAGCATTTCTGTGGTTCCTGTTGAAATGGGGTCTCAGAAGACGGCCGATCAGTTCAATAAACTTCTTCAGTTTAGCCACACCAAGCGCCAGATTTTGGAGAAGTTTTCCGACGCTTGCGAACAGTCTTTGGTCTCTGGCCTTGTTCTTTTGCAACCTTACCTCGATTTTACTGAAGACCCCATTAACGGGGTGCTCGATCTGAAAGTGTGGTCCTACAACTCGTTTATGGTGGACCCTTATTTCAGAGAGCCCGATATGAGCGATGCCAATTTTGTATGGCTCCAAAAGTTCTTAAGTAAGAAAGAGGCCATTGCGCAGTTTCCTGAACACGCTGAGCTAATCGGGTCAATGGGAGGTTATTCAAATAGAGACGGACAGTTCTATTTTCTTCCAGAAAATTACAACATCGCACGCAACGACCTCTTGGTTTTGAGTTACTACTGGTATCGCACAAACCGCACTCGCAAGAAGCTTTACAACAAAGAAACTGGCGAGGTTTCGGATTGGAAAGACGACCCAGCGGCCATTAAGGAATATTTGAAGGTTTTTCCGCAACTGGAAGAAATTGAAGTAGAAGTCCCCACGTGGAACGTGGCTGTCATTCTTAACAAATCAGTTCTTTATATAGGAGAAAACCCCCTTGGATTCGATTCTTGCCCTTTCATTCCGGTCTTTTGGTGTATGGATGATTATATTGCTCAGTATAATCTTCGTGTACGTTCCCTTGTCCGCAGTTTACGTGATTGTCAGTTCCTTTTTAACCGTCGCATTATTCTTAACCATGATATCAGTGAGAGCTCTATCAATAGTGGATGGTTGTATCGCGAAAACTCAATTGCGAATGAAGAAAACATTAAGTATGCCGGACAGGGAAAGGAACTGCAAGTTAAAGACGAGTTCCGAGACCACGCGCTCGGCGACGTCATCCAAAAAATAATTCCCAACTCTGTCCCCCCCTCCGACCTTCAGTTGGCTGACCAGATGCTTCAACTGCTTCATCCTTTGGCGGGGGTGACGCCGGAGCTCATGGGGATGGCCAACGATTCAAAGTCGGGCATCCAAGAGATGTTAAGACAAGGGGCGGGTCTGGTCACCTTGCAGAAGTACTTTGATCAGTGGGATCGTTCTTTAAAGCTATTAGGAGAGAGAGAAGTAGAAATTATCCAGAATAAATGGACTCCGTTTAAAATTTCTCGTATTATTAAAGAACAGCCAACGGAAGAGTTCTTTAGTAAGAACTTTACTCGATATGATGTACTTCCCGAAGAATCCCTTAATACCTCCGTACAGCGGCAACAGCAGTTTAGTCAGCTTCTTGAGCTTCGTTCTCTTGGGATTCCTGTACCTACTGAATTCCTTCTTAAGAATTCTACAATCCAAGGAAAAGATGAACTCATTGAAGCAATTGCTCGCGAAGAAGAAATGCAAGCAACCATGGCCCACCAAAGATCCCAACTCGAAATGGCCCTCCTCGAAAGCAACCTCCAAAACCAGCACGCCAATACGGCCGAAAAGCTCGCCATGGCAAAAGAAAGGGTCGGTCGCACCAAGTCCAATATCGGTCTTTTCGAAGAAAGGCTCTCCGAGCTTACACAAAACAGGGCCAAGGCAGTTAAAGACAAAATTTCCGCCGTCAAAGAGCTGATCGAAACGGCAAGTCTTTATGGAGACTTAAAGTTAAATCAAGGTCTAGCAGAAGTAGAGCAACTAGAACAACAAGATGAGGCGGAAGAAAACGCTGAAAAAAGATCGGCTGAAATAGAGTCCGATCAAGACACACAAGTGAACAGGTTATCTCAATGAAAAAAGACTACACAGCAGTAGACTATGATGATAGAACAGCCTCTGATGCACAGGGGTCAAACAAAGGAGTTCGTATGAAAAAAGAAGAAAAAGGGCGTGGCGTCCTTGGAGAATTTTGGCCCACCGAAGCAAAAGCTAAAGCTTTTAGCCGCATTGGCCAAATCGGAAAACAAGACTATCCCGATACAGAACCTGCTCTTGCAAAAGAACAGAACGGCGATGTCAAGACTTCCGACCGAGATCGCGCACCTTCTAACCGAAGACGATAAAACTTTACTTGCCTTAAACATGAAACTTAAGGCAAGTAAGCTAAAAATCGATTGGTAAAAAGATGCCGCAAGATTCTTATAACTTGATGTACGGGAAATATCATCCCTCTAAAACCCGAAAGGGGACGGAGGTGAATTTTGTTCCTGTAAACTTGGCACCAAACGCAGATAACATTAACTTGAGTAAAGGAAAAATGAAAGACGAATACAACAAATCAGAAAAACATCGCGAGAGAGAGTCTCGTGGGATGAAGAAAGCTATGGAGAAAGAGCATGGAAAGAGGTCTGCCCATAAAAAAGAGCACGATCATATGGGATTTTCTCATAAAGAAATTATGCACGCTAATGGAATCTGTAGGCATTAATATGGACAAACAAATTAAAAAAGTTAAAAAAGATGTCGAAAAAGGCGAGAAGAAGAAGGCCAAGAAAGACATCTCCAAGCTTCTCAAAATGGACAAAAAGTTCGACGAGAAACTGGAAAAGTGCGACAAAAAGATGAAGAAAAAGAAATAGTCTCCTTAAAAAGGGAGGTCTTTTTTTGAATGGAAATCAAGTTGTAAACAAGATTTTGGACCTTATGTTCGATCATTTAGAGACCAGAGAGGACGCTATTCACATGGCAAGAGCTCTTTACATCTGTATGTGCAAAGCTCATGGGGTTTCTAAAGAGCTCGCCTTGGTCGATCTAAAGGAAACTTGGGAAGATTTTCTAGAGGTCCTAGAGGATAAGGAAGATTGTGGGTTGGAATAAATTATGGTTTACAATCCTAATAATCCTTGGAATCCTCCTTTTCCGACAAATTATCCTTGTCTCCCTAAGCAGAACTCCATATCCTCCATAACTCAGGCGTTTCCTTGCGTGGTCACCACTGCGAGCGCCCATGGGTATAGTACAGGGCAACAAGTTCGCATCTTTTTCCCCTCTCCTTACGAATCGCTCTTTGGAATGGTTCAGATCAATGGTAAAACGGGTTATATCACTGTAATTGATACGACCTCATTTTCTTTGCCTATTGATACTAGATCGTTTAATTCTTTTACAACTTCTTCTTTGCAAACGGCCCAAGTTTTACCGATTGGCGAGACAAACGATTCTTTCTCATCGGTATTTACTCAGGTAAATCCTGCTAGCTCTTCAAACGCAGGTCCTCTCTTTCAACCGCCCTATCCATCGTGGCCTGGGCCAATTTGAGTTATTATGAAAAAGAAAACATCAGCTCCTAAATCTATGCCCAAGGGCAAACTTTCAAAGATTAGGAAAGAACCAGGAAAAAGTAATGCTTACAAGTATTCCGGAGTTAAGAGCTACGCAGGACCTGACCATACTTATCCAATTCCCGATATGGCTCATGCTCGCAATGCCTTGGCTCGAGCGCATTTTGCGAAAGATCCGTCAAAAATTAGATCCAAGGTCTATAAAAAATATCCTGGGTTGAAAAAAAGGGCCGAGGCGCGAAAAGGGGAGAAATAAAAAAGGGGGCTTTTGGCCCCCAGGTTACTCTATTTCAGTATTCTCTTCAGACTCTCGAAGGTACTTTACATACTCTTCGACTGCCTGGGCGTACGCATCTCTCTCCTTTTTCCGGCAAGTTGCGCATTTCTCGAACGTGTAGCAGGGGGTACATACCACCTCTCCTCCTACACAAGTTCGTAAATTCCACTTTTCTTGCATCCCACAAGAGCAAATTTCGGCGGGTTCTAGGCGTGTTGCACACCCACTGAGCAACAATGCCCCTAAAACCGTCACCAATCGAAAAGTGGGCTTGATCCAACTGGACATAGCCCCCCCTTTCGCGTTAAGCGATTCTAGTTGTCTTCCTAACCTCATTGTCCCAGTCAACCCTTTTTTTATAAAAGGAATTCTGTGGATTTTATTGCTGCGGTATGGTAACTCAAAGGTTTACCATAACCCATGGGGATTCAAATGTTGAAGCATTTTACTGCCTTTTTGATGACACTCCCTCTTCTCTCTTTTGCAGAGAACAGGGTGGCTGATATGAATTTTGGGATCGATCCTGTATGCCCAAAAACTCATCACGTTCACTTTTCTTTAGAAGAGGAAATCCCGGTAGACTCTCACTTCCTGGTTCTTCACACCACTGGAGGGGTAAATCAAAGGGGCGATCTTTTGATTTCTCTGGGAACAGGTTTCCGCAAGCCCTTTGAAAAGGGGGAGCTTGGGAACTATGTGTTCTTCGACTACTCCACCTTTAAAGAGTCAAATCTCTATCAACTGGTGCATCAAATTGAGTTTGTGAGTGAGTGGGCCGATATCCGCCATACCTCTCACCTTCCTACCTCTTCTTATGTCCTCTCCACAAAGGGGCTTATTAATCCCCACACTTGGATGGAAACCGAAGCTACTGTAAAATTTCCTTTCGTTTCCCTTTCATTGGGGCCACGCTTTAACTTCACAAATAAATCGTGGGCTACTTTTGCGAGAGTCGACGTGCCTGTTTTTCGCTCTATTTTGAGCGTGGGTGGGTTTTACGATTCTTTGGAAAAGTGGAAGGCGACGGTAGGGTTTAAGTTTAATCTTTATAAGGACGGTAACCGCAGAGGTCACTCTATGGGCCACAATCCTTATGTTAAACACCAAATTCTATCGATGAATTCGGTTCTCTAACTCTTTTAGGTTGTGAGGGGAGGGTTTTATCCTCCCCTTTTTCTAGACTTTTTGAAACTTCTCCACTGGCTCTTTGGCCAGCTCTCCCGACAAATATTTTCTAATGCAATCTGCGATAAAGGGATCTGCAAAAATTTTTCCTTGTTGATATAGCTCGAATCCCTCTTGATGAGGAAGAGTCCATAGGATTTGTGCGGCTCCTCTTTTGGGAGATACGACTCGACAAGTCGTTCCAGGCAAAGGATCTGGACGCGTTTTGCGAGGTTGATGATAAACCTCAAAAGTTCTCTCTTTTTTTTGATCAAACGTGATTTCAGACAGGTCCCCATTGTTATCCATCACATATTTGCGGTCGTGATGAGGATGCTTCCATTTGCAAAAAGTGTAAACATAAAAATCTTCCCCCCCATGATCAAACCTTTTGATCATTTCCTCCATTCTTTTAGGCCAACTTCTCTCAAGTTCAGCCGCTAGTTTATCAAACATATCTAGTGGATCACTAGTAGGCATCAATAAATTCATAGAAATCCTCGTTAAAGGACTTGATAAATAATAAATTTTTTATTTACAAGTAGCAGATGTCGTGGCATGGCACGTTACCATGTGATCTGCGTAATCGACACAATCGCAAGTGTCATCAGGAGAAGTTATGGCAACACAAGCGGATGTAAATGCAGGCGTCATCCAACCTGCGACCACAACATCTCAGGTAGATTCTGAGAAGACTGCAAAGGAAATGAACTTTGAAAAGCTTCGAAGAAAGTTAGAAGCGCAAGAGCAAGCAATTGCTGAAAGAGATGCTGTTTTAAGACAACAGCAAGAAACTCTTAGTCAGTTGCAATCTCGCCTTCTCCCACAAGATCGCGATGAGTTCGATAGCCTTCCAGATGATGAACTCTTGGATAAGGCTAAATTCAAAAGAGCTCTTGAAAAAGAGCGGCAGAAATTGCTTAAGGAAGCCGAGGAAATTGCGCGCAAAACCTACCAGAAAATTGATAGTGAAAACTTTGAGCAAAAATTGCTCAGAAGCTACCCGGATTATCACAAGGTAGTAACTGAGGAAAATGCTCAATTACTTGAACAAAAAGACCCCGAATTTGCGGCAATTTTATCCGAAGTAGGCGACCAATATAAGCGCAGAGAGATGGCTTATCGTCGAATCCAACGGCTCCGATCCGAGCAAAAAGAAGAAGCTCCTGTGAAGGCTCAAGATGTGGTGAAAGAGAATAGACAGCAGGCTGCTGCCTATTACACCCCTTCGGGTCAACAAGGATATGCTAATCCTTATGGGTTTGAATTTGACGTGCGTAATCCAGCAGCTAGACAACAAGCTTATCAGAGATTAAAGGCAGCGCAGAAGAGGGGTTAAGCTAACAACTTAAGGACCCTTAAATGAGTATTACAACCACAACCGACCTGCCAGCACCTATTCGGCAGTCGCTTGCCGCTGGGATGCTCTCTGTACCTACTCCCAACTTCAACTACATTATCCCTGCGGATAAGTATGCGATGCCAAGGAATGGTGGTACGACGATGCGTTTCCTTCGTCCCCAACCACTTACTCCCCCAACTACGCCCCTTGGGAATACAGGTATTGAGCCTCCCTCACAAGTAGCAACAAGAAACATCATCGACGCAACGATCTCTTTTTACGGGACGAGCGTTATTTTGAACGAGCAGGTCATTATCCAGGACCAGGACCCTGTCCTTTCTTGGTTATCCGAGCGACTTGGCGTTGCCATGAAGCAGGCTGAAGATGCCATCATCGGTAACTACCTTCTCTCGGCCGCGAGCCAGTACAATTGCCAGAAGGGGACCAACGGGGACAACCCTACGGAACCCACCCTCCGAGATTTTGCAAACGTTAACGCAGCTTTAGATACTGCTAATGCTTTCAAATTCTTAAGCGGAAAAGCTGGTGAGGATAAGTTTGGTTCTGCTCCAATTCGTGCAGCTTGGTTTTGCCTTTCTCATACACTTCTTTCTTCAACGTTTGATGTGTTAGATGGATTTATTAGCGCATGGAATTATCCTAATCAAAACGATGTTTTGTACAGCGAATATGGCTCAGTAACAAATTTTAGAATTCTTACGAGCTCAACAGCTATTGTTCAGTCTACAGCTTCTACAAACGGCCGTGATGTTTATAACAACATGGTTGTTGCTCGTGAAGCTTATGCTCACATTGAACAAGACGGATATAGCTCTCAGCTTATCTATCGACCACCTATTTTTAGTGGACCCCTTGCGTTGAACGGGACTCTTGGAGTTAAGTTCGCCCAAGCACAAGTTATCACCCAAGATACTTGGATTCAAAACATGCGCTGCACAGCAGCATTGTAAGGAGAGATTATGAGCCAATATGACGCAGTATTGTCTGGATCTTTCACTACTCCTGCTAGTGGAAACGCAGTTCAGACACTTAAACTTCCTTTTGTTCCTGATCTTATTGAGGTTTGGGTACAAGGTAACTCCTCTGGAGATAACTGGACATCTACAGCCAACCCTGGCCCTGTAAAGTACGCCATGTGGCAGTCCGGGATGGCGAGTGGAAGCGCTCTTTGCACAGCCAACACAAACGGCGCTGCAACGGACACTTCATCCTATCTTTCAAGTGGTGGATTTACCCCAGTCACTTCTCAAGCGAACCTTTATGGCACACGCCAAACAGGTTCTGGGGTCACTCAGGCAAGCCCTGGCGTAGTGACGATCACTTCTCACGGGTATACCTCTGGGGATGTGGTCTTGATTGAAGGCACCACCGGGATGCTCCAGCTTTCTGGAATCCCCTGGCAGGTGACTGTAATCAACGCCAACACGTTTAGCCTCGGGAACAGCTTTAGCACAGCGGGTTTTGCTGCTGCTGCTACCGCCGTTGCTGCTCAAAAACTGTCCTACCCCCAAGCCTTTACCCCACAATTAGCCTACATTGTGAAGGTGACGACCGGGTCAACGACCGTTGTTGAGTGTTCTTATGCTCACGGATATGCAGTAAACCAGGTTGTTCGATTTAACGTTCCTTCCCAGTGGGGAATGACACAGTTGAACGGGCTTCAGGGGACTATTACCGCAGTCACCACTTATACATTCACTGTTTCAATCAATAGCTCAGCCTTTACAGCTTTTGCGTTCCCAACGAGCGCAGTGGCTGGAGCGGGTGTATCTCCAGCTACCGTTGAGGTAATTGCTGAAGATGCATCGATCTTTAGCGGATCTGCTACTGACAATAACTACACTGGAATGATCATCGGAAACAGCGCAACCGCTGGTGCCGCTGTTCTGAGTGAAAACAGTGCTCTTGTATTGTGGAGAGCGCAGAAGTCTTCAAGAGTTTATACATCTTTGACTTCATAAAAAAAGGGGGGAGAAATCCCCTCTTTTTTATTAATGCAAACTGTAGTAAATGAAATTTAAATATTGGTGTCTATGTCTAGAGAAAAAGTTTTAAGAAGAACAGAGGAGTTCTCCTCAGCTGTTAATGATATGCATAAAATGCATGAACAGCCAGGGGAGGCTCAAGTCGAGCTTAAAGCTCAAATCACTGATGCGCAAAAAAAGGATCCAAACGTTTTGTATTTAGAACCTGTTCATAGAGTAAGAACCGGGGTGCAGAAAGATCCAAAAATGGAAGAGAAAAACGGATATCTGCGCGAATACGTCACAGGTGTTTATGAAAACATGATCATCACTGGAGAGCCCCAGGATCTTTGGTACAATCCACCCGAGCTTCCCGGAGAGGACTATTGTTGTTGGAAAATTCCAGCCAATAGACCCATCGCTATTCCAAGATTTTTAGCTCAGCATCTTAGCAAAAATCTGCGATGGAAAGAACCTAAGCCTCTTGCAGTTAATCAAGATCCTACTGTTGTACATCAACATGAAATTGACAAACCTCTTTCTATTCAAACAATAACGAAAAAAAGAGGGACGTTTAGCCCGCTAAACGCTTATTAATGACAGCAGCAAGCCCAGTAATTACAGATGTCATTACCTACGTTCGGAGAATCTTAAAGACTCCGAACACTCAAGATATTTCCGATTCAACGATTTTAGATTACATCAATAGGTTTTACACCTTTGATATGGTCGAAAGATTTCAACTCTTTCAGCTAAGAACTCAATATTCTTTTGAAACAGTAGCTAACGTTGATCGCTATCAAGTCCCGATTGATACATATAATGTATTCATGACTCCCTGCTTTGTGGATGGTTATCAAGTGGTTTGGCAACAATCCACTGACCAATTCAACAAGCTTTTCCCAAACCTTTATAACAATCAGCAGTGGCAGGCCGGGAACGGCACTCAGGGGGCCT